AGATCCGCCACTGCTATTAGTAATCTTAAATTGTAATACCTTTTGGTTAGCTAAACTTTCATTAATAGAATATATATTCCAGACATCCGCCACCACTGTTTCGTTATCATCCTTAAACAGATCTTGCATAACTTGTCCACCTTCTCGTCTACCATAGTTTCCTCGTAGTAGGGCCGCAGCATTAAGGGGGCTTAAGCCTCCAAAAGATACATCGTCAGGACCCATTACCGCATGAATAGCGTAAGCTCCGCCATTAGTTGGCTTAATGGCAATAAACAAATCTGAATAACCTGTCATATCCAGGGGCCACGTACCGTCTGCATTTTTGCTAGGGGTTATAATCGTTACACCGTTAGCTATTCCTATATCTGTTTGAATACTACCGAATAGCGCATCACTGGAGACTATACCTCTCCAGGTTCCTGTTTGATCTATGAATCCAGTGTCAACTATTGCCGTTAGTGTTTGAGTGGCTGTAATACTGCTGTCTATTGGTTGATCTATGAGTCCTTCTGATACTCTCTCGGACCAAGGTGCAATAGACTTTCGAGGCATAAAAATTATTCTAGCTGCAAAGTCACAACGGCCGACACAGTTGCTGCGTCCGTTACTGCTAAAGCGATTTCCATAGAATTTCCAGATACAACACTGAGGTTAGTATCATATGTGATAGAACCTAGTGCGATAGCTCCCATTACTGGTTCACCTGCAAATACTGCAGATCCATCTCTCATGGAATTTCCAGACAACTGAACCAGGGGAACGTATTCCTCTGACCCATCTGCGGTGGTTGAGATTGTGATCTGTTTTACTGCCGAGACGTTGGATGGTATAACAAAGCTCGAACTAACCGAGCTTGCTGCTAAATTATCCATGGCTTGGAATGATGTGGTTGCGCTTAATTGCGATTCTGATCTACTTATTACGATTGACATGTTTGTTTCTCCTTATTTTATATTCGAAAGAAAAATTTCGTTCCACCGAGACGAACATTAGGGAACCATTTCCTTGCTATTCCGCCAGCAGTGGCAAGTACTATTGCACTTGATAATACTGATTTACCAGTCTTGGATGTAACCAGGTCAACTGCATTTTTTGAAAAGGTTGTGAATGCCAGGTTTATGTTTCCCTTTGCAGCATCCGCGATTACTCCGCCAGTTGTTAGTGCTCCAGATCCCACCGAAACACCTGTGTTCAGGTAATTAGCGATGCTAAGTCCAGCTCCCATTCCAGTTACTGAGGGATGAGGCATTGCAGGTTTTCGATATCGTGCCATGTTGTTCTTTCTCCTTGGATTGCCAGTGGATCTTCTACGGTTGGTTGATGGGCTGCGTTTGTTCTGCTTCCGAGAGCGACCCCTAGAAGCAGTGTAGGATTTCTTCGAGATGAGTTTCCCATCCCTAAAATACATCCTTCGCCCATTCTTTCCTTTTCGCGTATAAAGTCCCACTGGCATAATCCTTAAAGCAACTTCCATTATATAACCGTTTAGCACTAGCGAAAGTTAACTTTTAATAGCAAAACTCGAATAAGGCTACGATGAGCGACAACTCAAAGTTTAGTTTTGGTAGCATTCCCGTTATGCGAGAAGTACCACCAGGCATGGATGCCAGGTTCCGATTTACGGGACCAGGCAAGATAGTAGAGACGGAACAGTATGGAGAGAAGCTTTCTTTCCCTATATCTCTTTCTTTCCACCCCTCCTATGATACCCTAGCTCCTCTACCTGATAACGTAGTGGACAGGGATAAGAAAGAAGCAGAACTCAAAGGACAGACCATAGAGTGCAACTGGCAGACCAAGTGCCAAAGTGCCAAACAGTTAATGAAACAACTTAACGAACAACCAGGGGACAAGTTCCAAAAGGAATTGAAACAGCACTATGAGAAATCAGAATGGCAACTGACTCGGTTCGATACTGGTGCATACTGGTTAGAGGTATTGTTTCCATGATGTTTAGGTGCTGGCGTTGTGGTACTTGGGGACTTAAAATTAAACATGTCTGTAAAGCATGCTGGAAAGATAACATGAAAGTAATCCACCAATTAGCTAAAGAAAAGAGTTGCCAATGAAGCGACGCTGTAATATCTGTCTACGGAATGTAGATCACTTGCGCACTAATAGATATAATGAATACTTAACAATCTGTTTCGATTGTCAAAAGGTCATTAAGAATCTTTAACCTAGTCTCTACAGTCACTTTTGTTTAGAAGGACTGGGAGAGGTTGAGGAGGTGGTGGGATAGCAATGGGTATAAAAGGCGAGTTTAGGGCGCTGCTGTGGCGTTATTTGGCGTTATTTGGTCAAACCAAGGCCTTTCAATGGCGTAACAGTGGCATCTGTTTGGTTTTCTGCTGCTTTGTTGATCAGTGGTAATAATTTACTAGCTGCTGCTTGAATATACCAGGGTTGATCCTTTAGCTCACTGGCCATACTATGCATAATCGACAACTGACCGCCCTCATCAGTCTTACTCAATTCTTGAGCAGCGTTACCCATGGCTCCATTCCAGAAATTTTTAAAACTATCTCTAGCTTGAGGCAACATAAATTCCTCGAAGTCAATCAAAAGCTGTTCACGAATCTTACTGGTGATAACTTCGAGAGAAGCTAACAAAGTTGCATCTGATTCAGAATCCATCAACCAAGCTTCAATATTTTTTCTAGTCCTAATGGGAATCCACCAGGTGTAAATTACCAGGTATAATCCGAAACTAAGAAACCAAACCAAAAAAAACATTTGGTCTGTCATTATAATTTATCCTTTACATAATCGGCACTAATTTTATATCCTTTTTGAGCCATACATGAAGTAATCCAGAACGCACCACCTAATCTATATCCGAGGTCACCACCAGGTATTTTCTTTTTGGCATTATTCCTACAATCCTTTAATGCAGTTTGAAAATCATGTGATGCTTCTGTTACCGGATCGAAAGTTTCTGTTATATCTTTTTTGGCTTCGTCCACCATAGTCTGGATAAACAACTTAAGATTTTCAGGAAGTGTAATAAGTGCCTGACTAAGGAAATTTATCATGTCTAAAGCCTCATCAGTTTTGTCATACATTGCAGCTAGGACAATTCCTCTAGGCAATCCTAAATCAATTGCAGGGATAATTTCAGCTATTGCAATTAAATTATTCAAGGCTTCGGCTTTCTTATCTACTTTTGATATTGCTAACCAGGTAACCCCTTGAATGATAGGAGTAAACGCCTTGACTATTTCAGGGATAATAATATCCCATGGAATATCCTTAGGTGTAACTTTTGCCATAGTCGCTCATTATACGATTCTCATAAATGCTGTTTGAATATCAGAAGATCCGCCACTGCTATTAGTAATCTTAAATTGTAATACCTTTTGGTTAGCTAAACTTTCATTAATAGAATATATATTCCAGACATCCGCCACCACTGTTTCGTTATCATCCTTAAACAGATCT